CTCACCAACATACATTGCAGGTAATTTATACATCTCAGACTTAGCATCTATGCCCCATTCTTTGGCTGTTTCGGCCAAAATAGCCTCGTTTTTGCCCTTTCCTAGGTAATCCCTACCCATGGAGCCTAAATCGTAACGAAAGCGATTCTCGTCCACGAGAGAGCCAGCAATCATGGTATCTACGATCTCCCCTGCTATATCTAGCCCTGCAGCTCTAATAAAACATACGTCATACATGGCATTATGAAATATCTTTTTAGCAGGCAAATTTAGAATGGTTCTAAAGTGGTCCATCACTTTTTTCTCATCCATATTACCACCACCTTCGTGGGCTATTGGATAGTATCCTGACCAGTCTGTTACAGCTAAAGCTATGCCAACTATTCTACCTTTACCTGTAACAGAGCCAGATCCCATGGTTTTTAACTCTGGATCCTTTGTTTCCAGGTCAATTGCTATCTCATTGTAATCAGATAAATCTTTGAACTCTTCAGGTGGTAACCACTCTACCTGCGGTGAGAACATAGGTTTCTGTATCATGAGTAATCTCTTTCCAGTATCATTTCTAAATAATGTATTGCCTTCTTGATATCTTCTTCTTTACCTTTTGCAGAGTGCCTGCAAATGTATTTTATAGCATTGCCCTCCGCAAACAAGAGTTTATTTTCGTTTATAAAGTGTGCAGGCTGTATACGAAAATTTTTATAGTGTTTCCCGCCCACCTGCTTTTCTAATGAATCGTATGTTGATTCTTTAAACATATCTTTGTGTGTCATAAATTATATCCTTTATATTTTTGTTTTGGCTCTATGATGTGTAGATGTTCCTTGGTCCTTGTTGCACCAACATAGAACAATCTATTCTCATCATCTGGGTTTTGTTCGTATGACTTCATTGTGTTTAAACTTAAATCTGTAAGCAACACAACGTTCTCACACTCACCACCTTTTGCACCATGTATTGTAGATAAAGTTATTCGTGGTGCTTCATTTAACTTCTCTCCATTCTTTCTCATCTTTCTTAAATAGTTTACATCTCGTCTTGGAGCTGCATCAAACGCTTCAAACCAAACAGCATCTGTCTTTAATCCATAATGCTCTTTCAATCTATCTATGTCATAAGTCATGTCTTTGACCATACTTTTTAGTTTGCTCTTATCTATGTTCATGTAGCTGTATATTCTTTCTACTTGATCGTAAGTTAGTGGTTGTCCTTTTCTTGCACTCTCCCAGTCTGTTGCTGCTAAGTGTAAAGTGTGTTCTCTTTGTTTTCTAAATTTATTTTGATAGTAGTAACCTTTTAAGTATAAATCTTCCTCCAGGTCATCTAACATGTATCTAGTTCTAGCTAGCACTAGCCAATCACCTGAAGACATATTAATCTCTTCAAAGTTATAGTATCTAGATAAAGATCCTTGGTGTGTTTTTGGTTGCCAAGTTTTATCTATTCTTGTTTTAATTTTATTTATTATACCCATAGCCAACCCATGCACCTTCGCAGGAATCCTGTAAGATTGCTGCAAAGGTAGCATTTGTCCTTCCTGTGCTATGAAAGAATCTACGTCCGCTCCTGCCCATCTAAATATTGCTTGGTCGTCATCACCTGCAATAAAAGAATCTATTGTCTTTCGCCAAATAGTTTTAGCCATATGCCATTGCATTTTAGATAAATCTTGTGCTTCATCTATAAACACAACGTCAAACTTTGGTACAGCGGCATCTGATTTTGTAAACTGCATAATCATATCGTTAAAGTCAATAAGGTTATGTTCTCGTTTGTATCTCTCTAGTTCATTTGAAATAATTTTTAGTTTATCTAATTCTAGTTCTTGATTGTGTTCTTGTAGATTGTATTGCTGCTCTGGTGTTATCTCTTTTAGTTTTGCAAGATTAACAACACGCAGGTATTCACTATCTGTTGTAAAGATACCGTTGTGGTCATTCTCATACTCTGCATATTTTATCTCCTCTTTTATTCTTTTGCCAAAGTCTTGGTAGTGTCTTCGTTGCATGACATCTTCTTTTTTAATGCCTAATCTTCTAAAAGCTAGAGAGTGCAGTGTTCTAAAATATGGTAGATCATCTTCTGTTAAATTAAATTTTTTTAAAGCTCTGTCTCTTGCTTCGTATGCAGCCTTTTGTGTAAACGCAAAGTATCCTACTTTATCTGGCTCTGTGTGTTTTAAATAATCATCTACTTTGTTTAATAAAGTTGTGGTCTTACCAGTTCCTGGTGGTCCTAATACTATTGTTTTCATTAGTATGGTGCCTCCTCTTTTAACACCTTTTGTTTATACTCTTCCTCTTTAATTTCAAATTGTTTTACCACATATACGGATAGTTTATTTTTACCTATACGCTTGTCCTCACACCCACATTTTTCTCGTAACATTTCTGCGGTTCTTGAGTATCCAAGATCCCATCTTCTTCTCATCAAATGATTGTGATAAAATTTATCAAACACAAAGTGATGGTAGCCATTGTTAGTCCATGTACCACCCCTTGGTAGATCTTCTTTTGAGTCTACTGATACTCTATTTAAACAATATTCCTCTAAATGTTTTTGTAATTGGTCCTCTGTACGTAAACCCTCTGCAGGCTCTGTTATCTCTGCATTGTTTAGTAATTGGTTTGTAACAACCACCCAATCTTTTTCTTTTAGTGTTGGTGGTCTAAATTTTAATTGCACCATACAAGACTCCTGGAACAAACTTTGTTGTCTTAAATGTTTTACACTTTCTAATTTTAATCTTTGTCCATCTACGTTCATGTAATAATAAGGGTCCTCTAAATCTATAACTTGCAGGTCAGTCAAGTTAGGAAACATTATCTCTTGTCCTATTCCAAACTTTCTAGTTCTACACAAGGTCTTATCACAAAGACTGCACATAGGTTCATCTTTACATTTGTATCCCCATTCTTTTTTATCGTGTTGCTTTGTAATTACATCTACTTCAGTATCTGACAATGGTTTGTCCATTGCAGTCTCGTTGAATACAACCACTTTTGATTTCCAATTGTCTGGCCATTTATTTTTTGCGTACACACCGTAGTGAAATAGTGCATTGTTACGTCCACCCTCACCAACTTTATTTTGTGCCATAAGTTCTATACAAGGTGGTCCATCAGAGTATGGAGTCTCTGGTCTTTTAATTTTTAATTCTTCTAGTTGTTGTGGTGTAATTTTATTATCAGAATGTAGTTTACAAAAACCCTCTAGACTAACAGCTTCTCCTGCTGCATCAAAGGCATATCTTGTTGTGTTGTCACCATTAAAGTATGGTAAATTTAAAAAATTTCCTGTATCATCTTCCGATTTTAATTCTGTTTGTTTTGGAAAAACTTCTGATCCACTGTAACCTAACACAGCTTTTATTTGTGTCAGTTTATCCTGCATAAGTTTTGCAGTCACATAATTATCTGTAAATAAAAATACGTGTGCACCACCAGACTTTGATCTACACACCACTAATGGTAGTTGTAGATTAATAATTTTGTTAACTAATTTTTTATGATCAAACCCTGCATAAGAATCTATATCTATACAGCCCCATCTACATACGTTGTCATCATTGATAGGTATAATACCTAAACTATCGGTGCCTTTTAAATGCTTTGTCCATAGTTCATCAGTGACCGGTTCTCTTTTAATAAATGATTTGCCTTGAACTTTAGTACCATCACCATTTGAGTGTCCTACTTTAGTGACACCATGAGCACGCTCTAATCCTGTAAATATTTCTTTAAAACTTTCTATCATATAGCACATTTAACGTGGGCGTATCCACGCTAGCTTCGACGCCCACGACCTAGGATTCTAGTATGGTTGTTTGGACTCTGCCTCTTCCGAACCGTGTTTAGCTTGGATCTCACCCTTACCTACACTTGTTGCAAAAGATTTTGCCATGTCATAGATACTTTTATCTTCAACAGGCCCTGCTTTTGCTACATCCCAACCAAACCATGTGCCTTTGTCGTTAGACATCTGCACAGTAGATAGTTTATAAATGTGGCTGTAAGTAGGCGGTGTAAATAAACCGTTCTTGCCCTGCATTTTAATACCCATCATCATCGAGTTCCATTTTCTACTAACTTTTAATTGCGTAGATTTCATAGAAATCAATGCTGTCTCTGGATTGTCACCAACAACAAGTACAAAATGACTAGCGGTATTGTCTAGATAGTTACCGTTTGGCAATCTATCTTTATAGTCTTTACCTCTAGTAGTTTGGCTTACAATATCACTATCTGCCTCGTGTATTGCAACAGGTGCACCACTACTCGTGCCTCTGTCTTGCCATTCGATGTACTGTCTTTTATAGTGACACGGTATTACGTGAATAGTGTCATACAATTGATTAGTGACAGTGTTTATTATTTTGCCTGGCTCTGCGCCCTCGACATACTTACCATCTCTTTTGTTTACCTCTG